GGACTGTACACCCAGAACGAAACCAACTTTGGAGAGATCAACAAACTGCTGACTTAGGTGTTCGATTAGCAGCCCAAGAATGTGATTGTGATTTTAGTACATCTGGTGATACAGCTATTGAACCAGAAATATTAAATTGGTATATAGAAACATATCAAAAAGATCCAATTGAAAAAAGAGGTATAGATGGTAATTATTGGATTTGGGAACATCCTGATTTTTCAAGAACATATGTTGTTACAGCTGACGTTGCTCGTGGTGATGGTAAAGACTATTCAGCATTTCATGTTATAGATGTTGATTCTAATACACAAGTAGCTGAATATAGAGGTCAATTAGGTACTAGAGATTATGGTAATTTTTTAGTTGGTGTAGCTGCTGAATACAATGATGCTTTATTAGTAGTTGAAAACGCAACTTATGGTTGGGATGTTATTCAAACTGCTATAGATAGAAATTATAGAAATTTATATTATTCTCCTAAATCAGATATGGCTTTAACTAATGTTGAAATGTATCTTGATCGATTTGAAAATGGAAATGGTATGGTTCCTGGATTTACTAACTCTCTTCGTACAAGACCGCTTGTTATCTCAAAATTAGTTAGTTATATTCACGAGAGATCAGTTACAATACAATCACAAAGGTTGTTAGAGGAATTGAGAACATTTATATGGAAAAATGGTAAAGCACAAGCTATGGATGGGTATAATGATGACTTGGTTATGAGTTTTGGATTTGCTATGTTTTTAAGAGATACTAGTTTAAGATTTAGACAAACTGGTATTGACTTAGCTAGAGCTAGTTTGAGCAGTATAAACAGTGGTTATATGCCAGTTATGTCAAGTAATACACCACATAATGTTCATAATGATCCTTGGACAATGGATGATGGTATGGGAAATAAAGAAAACTTAGGTTGGCTTATAGGCTAATAAATATTTATAATTAAATGGCAAATACATCATTATTTGGAAGATTACAAAGACTATTTTCATCAGACGTAGTTATTAGAAACACTGGTGGAAATCAGTTATCTGTAATGGATACTGACCGAATTCAGTCTTTGGGTGTTCTTCAAACAAATTCATTAGTAGATAGATTTCAAAAGATATATACTACTTCAGGAGCTGCAGTTTATAATTTAAACAATGCTCAAAACTATCAAAATATTCGTATTCAGTTATATGCTGACTACGAATCAATGGATACAGATGCTATTGTATCTTCAGCTTTAGATATTGTAGCTGATGAATGTACATTAAAAAATGAACAAGGTGAAGTATTACAAATTAGAAGTAGTGATGAAAATATTCAAAAGATTTTATACAACTTATTCTATGATGTATTAAATATTGAATTTAATTTATGGTCTTGGACTCGTAACATGTGTAAGTATGGTGATTTTTATTTAAAATTAGAAATTGCTGAAAAATTTGGTGTATATAATATTATTCCATTTTCTGCTTATACAATGATCAGAGAAGAAGGTACAGAGCCTCAAAACCCAGCTTATATTAGATTTAGATATGATCCAACAGCAGCAACTGGTGTAGTTGCTAATTATGCTTCATATACTGGAAATAATGATAATGGTGTTATTTTTCAAAATTATGAAATTGCTCACTTCCGTTTAATTAGTGATGTAAATTATCTTCCATATGGTCGTTCATATCTTGAACCAGGAAGAAAATTATTTAAACAATACATCTTAATGGAAGATGCTATGTTAATTCATAGAATTGTACGCGCACCAGAAAAACGTGTTTTCTATGTTAACGTAGGTAATATACCACCAAATGAAGTTGAAAACTATATGCAACGTATGATGCAAAAGGTTAAAAAAACTCCATTTATTGATCCTAATACTGGCCAATATAACTTGAAATTTAACATGCAAAATATGTTAGAAGATATTTATATTCCTGTTAGAGGTGGTGATTCAACAACTAAAATTGATACTGCTAAAGGATTAGATTATAACGGAATTGAAGACGTAGCTTATTTAAGAGAAAAATTATTCGCTGCTTTAAAAATTCCTAAAGCTTATTTAGGTTATGAAAAAGATTTAAGTGGTAAAGCTACTTTAGCAGCTGAAGATATTAGATTTGCTCGTACTATTGAACGTATTCAACGTATTTTATTAAGTTAATTAACTAAAATCGCTTTAGTACATTTATACACTCAAGGTTATGATAATGAAAGTTTAACTAATTTTGAATTAAATTTAACAACTCCATCTATCATTTATGATCAAGAAAGAGTTGCTTTAATGAAAGAAAAAGTTGACTTAGCAGCTTCAATTCAAGAAACAGGTTTGCTACCTTCTAATTGGATTTATGATAATGTTTTCCACTTTAGTGAAGATCAATATGAAGAATTTAGAGATCTAGTAGCTGAAGATAAGAAACGTTTATTTAGAATGAAACAAATTGAAGAAGAAGGTAATGATCCATCTGAAACAGGTCAAGTTTATGGTACACCACATCAACTAGCTAATGCTTATGGTGCTGGAAGATATACATCAACTAAAGATGTACCTCCAGGATTTGATGAAAATGATCCTAATATTGTAAATTTACCTGGTAGACCTCAAGATAAAGCTTCTTTTATTAATACTCAAAAAGATTATTTTGGTAGAGATAGATTAGGTGTTGATAGTATGAAAGGTAAATATAAAGATGAAGAAGAAGTTAATGAAAATATTAAAGCTCCATCATCTACCCATGCTATTTATTTACAAAACAGAAATATCTTCACTAATCTTCCACGTAAAACAGATATGTTTAAAGGAAGTAGTTTATTAAATGAGGATAATATTCGTGAGGAATTAAAATAAGTATATATTTATAATTAGTATAATTATACCTTCATGACTATTAAACATTCGAAGTATAAGAACACCGGTATTCTATTCGAGCTTCTAGTTAGACAGATAGCGTCTGACGTTATGGCTGGAAAAGAATCACCTGCTGTTAAAATCGTTAAAAAATATTTCACTGATACTGAATTATCTAAAGAACAAAAATTATATCATTCTTTAATTAATAGTGACAAATTAACTGAAGCAAAAGCTGATATGTTAATTAATACTGTTTTAAAAATATCTGATAAACTTAATCAAGATAAAATTAAAAAAGAAAAATATGATTTAATTCGTGAGATTAAAAAACATTACGATTTAGATAGTTTTTTTAAAAACAAAGTATCCCATTATAAAATATCAGCTTCTATTTACTCATTATTAGAGATTAATAAATCTACTAATTTTATAGCTCCTGATGTTATTTTAACTAATAAAGTAACATTATTAGAACATTTAACTAAAGGTGATGTAAATACTGACAATATTGAAACTAAAATTGTTGAAGAATTTAAGTCTCAAGATAAAGATATTCGTATTTTAGCTTATAAAATCTTAGTTGAAAAGTTTAATAGCAAGTATTCTAATTTAAATGAAAAACAAAAATTAGTTTTAAAAGAATATATTAATAATATTTCTAATGTTGATTATTTAAGACGATTTGTCAATAAAAATTTAACAGAAGTTAGAGAAACTTTAACCAAAATTAAATTAAAAGTTGATGACAAAACTACTGAAATTAAATTACAAGAAACTATTAACCTAATTAAACCTTTATCTAAAAAACAAGTTGTAAAAGATGAGCATTTAATCACATTGCTCCAGTATCATGAGTTAGTAAGTGAATTAAATAAAACTCTATGAAAAAAGAACTTGTAAAAAAAGTAGTTGAAGCTTATATTAAGAAAAAACTTAAACAAGAAATTTCTGCTTCACCAGCTGCTGGAGCTTATTTGAGCAAGTATGCTTTTTTAAAGAAAAAAGCTAAAAATGAAGCAGCTATAAATCCTAGACCTAAATCAAAACCTAATAAATCTGGTCTTCCTTCAACATTTGTTAAAGGAACTAAAAACAATGTTTATACTAAAAGTTATGGTTATAAAGAAGTTCAACCTAGTGACATGTTAGATGCTAGTTATTTATGGAATGAACATCAAATTAATGAAGTAAGATACTCTCAATTCAAAAGAACAGCTGAAACACGTAAACCAGCTGATCAAATTCACAATGCTATGAGAGAAGTACTTAAACGAGTTAATGAAATAAATAGAATATTAGAATTTACTGATAGATTAAGGACTGAGTTAAAACAATCAAATGAGAATTTAACTTATTTGAAAAGAACTAGTTTGGTTTTAGAAAAAATGACAAATGAAATTAAAATGTTACAATCTAAAATTAAACAGTTAACTAAAAATGGCTAAAGTAAAAACCAAATCATCGTTTTCTTCTACATTTAAAAAGAAACCAAAAGTTAGAAGACCAGGAGTTCATGCTAAAACTAAATCAAGTAAATTAAAACAAAGTAAAAATTACAAAAAGTTAAACGTTGGTCAAGGTTAATCATGTCAGAAACATCTCGTTGGACAAAAAGTAGAAAACATGGTAAAAAGTTTTCTAAACGAATAAAAGAAAATAATGAAGCTTTAAACAAAGCTAAACAATGTGATAAGGAACATAATTCCTAAATATATTTATATATAAATGGCAACTAAAGATACATATTTATCCTCACTCATGTCATCAATTCCAGACATTGATAAAGCTAACCCATTTGAGGTTCAAAGAGGACTCGACTACGAATTAGTAAAAATGGGTGGTGCCGTAACAAATGAAACTGTTAAAAAAGCATTAGATAAAGCAGTTAAAAATGTTATGTCAAATCCAACATATTACACAGATTTATTAGAAGATGCTACATATGAATTATTAGGTATGAAAAAACCTAATAGAAAAAAAGCATCTACTGCTACTGAAATGGAAGAGGTTAAAGCTAAAGATAATAAAGCTAAAAACCAAATGGAAAAACCTAAAGTAGTTAAAGAATCTATTGAGGAAAAAAGAAAAAATCCAACTGATTATGTCATTATGGATGTTCCTATGTTTATTCGTATGTTAGAATTTGCTCGTGAGGATGCTACTTCTGATATGGATTTTCATGATGTTGCTGAAAAATTAATCAAATTAAGCGCCCAAGGAAAACCAGTTACAATGAAATCTTATGATGCTGTTGTAGCTAGTGATGAAGAAAAAGTAGATGAAGCTGCCAAACCAGACTTTTTAGATTTAGATGGTGATGGTGATAAAACAGAACCAATGAAAAAAGCAGCTAAAGATGCTAAAAAAGAAGACATTGATTTAGGTCATCAGGATGATGAACCAAATATGTTAAAAGGCAGTTTGTATCGTATTGCTAAGTATGCTGCTGAATTGTATAAAATGCTTGACAAATATGATAAAATGGAGGATGAAGTTGACTTCCCAGATTGGTGGCAAGAAAAAATCCATTTAGCTAAAGACTATATGGTTAAAGCAAAACATTATCTTGACTTTGAAGAAAAACAACCAGCATTAGATATGATGGCTGAAGATGTTATGAAAAAAGCTACAGAAAAATACATTCAATCAGGAGTTAAAATTGATACTTTTGATACTGAAGAAATTATCTTAAATAAAATATATGGTGATAATTTAAGTAATTTAAAAAGATATAATGTTGGAATGTATACCGGTGATTTAGGAGATATGAAAAATTTATTATTCATATTTGCTCCTTCTAAAAATAACTTTAGAGTATATTCTTCTCCACAAGATTTTGAAGATTATAAAGCTAAAGCTAAAGGTGTTCCTGCTAATGAATTATATCCTCTTCAAACAGAATTCAATAATAAAGCTATTGATTTTGTAATGTTTAGATCACCTAGAATAATTAAACAACCAACGTCATTAGCTGAAAATGAAATTGAATTAACTCAAGAAAATATTGACTTAATTAAAAAAATAGTTAAAGAAATAATGTTAAAAAAAGGTAATTCAACAATGGTTGCTACTAATCCTAACACTATTAATCTAGCTAAAAAACAAGGTTATCAAACAATCCCAGGAACAGAAGACGCTAAATAATGTCTAAAGAAGTATTAATAGAATATCTACCTTTTACAATTAGTCCTCAATCATTAATGGAGGCTAAGTTAGGTCCTACAAAAAATCTTATTGTAGAAGGAGTTGTTCAACGTGCTAATGCTGCTAATCATAATAGACGTATCTACCCAGATACAGTTTTGAAACGTGAAGTAGAAAAATATATTGAAGGACCAATTGCTCAAAATAGAGCATTAGGTGAATTAGACCACCCTGATTCTTCAGTTATTAACTTAAAAAATGTATCCCATAATATTAAAAAATTATGGTGGAATGGTGATGATTTAATGGGTAGAATAGAAGTTTTACCAACACCATCAGGTAATATCTTAAAAGATTTATTCTTAAATAATATTACAGTAGGTATCTCATCTAGAGGAATGGGTTCAGTTAAACCATTAGGTGAAGGTACTGTAGAAGTACAAGATGACTTTGAATTAGTATGTTGGGACTTTGTAAGTACACCATCAACTCAAGGTGCATTTATGGATGTTGTAGGTTTAAGTGAATCTTATAACGCTAGTAAAGTTGTAAGAACACATAAATACCAAAGAGTAAATGAAATTATCACAGACATCATCTGTTCTCAAACAGGTGTTTGCTGTATTCGATAAGTTTTTATTAAAGGACGCGTTTTTGTATCTCCTTATATATTTATATCCGTCCTTTATACGCAATCTCTAATATTGCGTCACTGATTTTAAAAAAATCCGCTATATTGCTTTTCTAATAAGCAATCAAAACAAAAACAGTTTAAAAAACAAATGACAAACAAAGAATTATTCGAACAGGCTATCGCCGATGCTAAAGCTGTCCGTGAGACTGCTGTAGCAAATGCAAAACTTGCTCTCGAAGAAACTTTAGCTCCACGTATTATGTCCATGATTCAAGCTAAACTTTCAGAAGTGGAAGAAGATCTTGAAGAAAAAGAAGACATGGAAGATATGGAAGAGATGAAGTACGGAGAGGACAAGAAGATGCAAGACGAGGCTAAGGAAGAAACTGATGAGGCTTATGGTGAGGAAGAATCTGAAATGGAAGAAGCAACTGATGACAACTATGGCTTAGAGGCTATGGAAGAAACAGATGAAACTTACATGGAAGAAGGAGACATCACTGAAGAAGATTTAGATGCTATCTTAGCTGAGTTAGAAGAGGAAGCTCTTGCTGAACGTAAAAAACCTTCTAAAGAAAAAGAGGAAAAAGAAGAAGATGAAAAAGAAGAATTAGAAGAAGGTGAAGCTGCTTATGAGTACGAAAAAGGAAAAGAAGCAGGTGAAGAAGAAGCTGACAAAATGGAAGAAGAAGTTGAAGATGCTGACAAAGTAAGCAAAATCTCAGTTGAAGATCTTCGTGACATTATCAAGAGTGTCTTTATGGATGCTATGGGTAAAGGTGATGAAGAAGCTGAAGGTGAAGAAGAAATGGAAGAAGATTTCAACCTTGAAGAAATCTTAGCTGAACTTGACAAAGCTGAAGATGATGAAGAAAAGAAAATGGAAGAAGCTAAAGATGAAGATGACGATGAAAAGAAAAAGATGGGAGAAGAATTGAATGAAGCTATTGCTACTATCAATGTTCTTAAGTCTGAACTTAACGAAGTTAATCTTTTAAATGCTAAGCTTCTTTACATGAACAAAATCTTCAAAGCTAAAAACTTAAGCGAAGGTCAAAAGTTGAAAGTTATTAATGCTCTTGATAGAGCTGCTAACTTAAATGAAGCTAAAAACATTTATGAGACATTAAAAGATGCTTTAACTGAAACTAAAAAGTCTTCAATTAAAGAATCAGTAGGTTTTGCCTCAAAAGCTATGGGCGTTGCTCCTGCTAAGCCTATTGTTAATGAGGACGTGCAAATTACACGTATGAAA